TTCAGAATTTGGCAAGAAGGCTGCTGCTGCATTTGCAGTCGCTGCTGCTGCTGCCGTTGCCTATGGCACTAAATTAGCCATTGATGGGGTCAAGGCTGCAATAGAGGATGAGCAAGCACAGTTAAGGTTGGCTAATGCTTTAAGAGAAGCCACAGGGGCTACTGATGCCCAAATAGCGGCAACTGAGGCAATGATTCTCAAGACATCTTTAGCGACTGGGGTGGCTGATGACCAACTGCGTCCAGCCTTGCAACGATTAGCGGTTTCCACAAAAGATACTGAGGAAGCACAAAAATTATTAAACCTTGCTTTAGATATTGCTAAAGGTCGAGGATTAGAACTTGAAACTGTTGCAAACGCATTAGGTCGAGCACAGGATGGCAATACTACTGCTCTTGGCAGATTAGGTTTGGGTTTATCAAAAGCAGAGTTATCAACCCTATCTTTTACCGAAGTTCAAGATAAATTATCTCAACTTTATGGTGGCGCAGCAGCTGCTAACGCTGAAACATTTCAAGGCAAGATTGATCGCTTAAAAGTAGCATTTGATGAAGCTAAGGAATCTTTAGGTATTCTTTTATTACCACAAGTTGAAAAATTTACAAATTATTTATTAACTACTGGCATTCCAACACTTGAAGGATTTATCGCTGGCTTAAGTGGTGATAAAGGATTGACTGAATCATTAACTGAAAGTCAAAAAGGTGCTGAAAATTGGGGCAAAGCAATTGGCGGACTTGCTGACATATTAAAAGGCTTGCTTAATTTTATTCGTGAAGTTATTGGCGGATTGACAGAATTAACCAATCAAGCAATTAGAGCTGTTAATATTCTTAATCCAGGAGGAGATATTGGGTATATTCCAAATGTTTCTCCAAATGCAAGTAAACTTGGAATGTTAGGTGCACCAGCCTTGCCAGCACCAACTGCTAATGTTCGTGAAAATCGAGCAACTGTAAATAACATTACAGTTCAAGCGGTAGATTCCGAAGGTGCTGCAAGAGCGGTTGCTAAAGTGTTAAACGAAAGCGCATCCCGATCAGTTCCACAGCTTTATAACAGCGGGATTACTAGGGCTCGATAATGACAGTCTGGACACCTGACTGGAAATTAACTGTTGCTGGTGTTGATTACACCGACATTGCTATCAGCGATATTGCCCATCAAGCCGGTCGAGATGATATTTATACTCAACCTAATCCATCTTATTTGCAGGTTGCTCTAGTTGCCTTATCTGGTCAAACATTGCCATTTGAAATTAACGATTCTTTGAGTTTGCAAGTTAAAGATAGTTCAGGAACTTATGTAAATTTATTTGGCGGAGATGTTACTGATATAACTGTTGAGGTTGGGGCAACTGGGTCATTGGCAACTGTTGTCAATTACACAATCCTTGCAATGGGTTCATTAGTGAAACTTGCCAAAGAAATCTACAACGACAACCTTTCACAAGATGAGGACGGCGACCAAATTTATGAATTGTTGTCTAGCGTATTGTTGGCATCATGGAATGATGTGCCGGCAGCTACAACATGGGCAACCTATAACGCAACCGAAACATGGGCAACGGCAGGTAATCAAGGTTTAGGCGAAATCGATCAACCAGGGCTTTACACAATGTCGAGCCGATCAGCTGATCCTGATACTGTCTATAACATTGCAAGTTTTATTGCCGATAGCGCATTTGGTTATCTTTATGAAGCACCCAATGGAGATATTGGTTATGCAGATGCAGACCACAGGCAGACTTATCTAGCAGCCAATGGTTATGTTGATTTAGATGCGAAGCATGCTTTAGGTCAAGGATTATCAACAATCACTAGATCAGCAGATATTCGAAATGATATTTATATTAATTACGGAAACAATTTCAATTCACAAGCAACTGCTACAAGTGCAGAATCTATTGGCTTATATGGTTACAAAGCCGAAAATATCAATTCGGCTATTCATTCAGGTGTAGATGCTCAAGAGGTTGCCGATAGATACATTGCTCAGCGTGCCTTTCCGTTAGCAGCCTTTCAATCAATAACTTTTCCCATAACTAATCCACAAATTGATAACAGCGATCGGGACAACCTTTTAGGTGTGTTTATGGGTCAGCCTTTAAACATTCAAAACCTGCCAACTCAGATCTCAAATGGGGTCTTTGAAGGTTATGTTGAGGGCTGGCGATGGAGCACAAGGTTTAATGAATTGTTCCTAACTATTAATCTTTCACCGGTGGCGTTTAGCCAAGTGGCGATGCGCTGGAATACTGTGCCAATCACCGAGGCATGGAACACAATAGATCCAACTTTAACATGGGAATACGCTACAATCGTAGCCTGATAATAGGAGAAAAATGGCAACCACTACCAATTACGGCTGGACTACTCCAGACGATACAGCTTTAGTCAAGGATGGCGCAGCTGCAATTCGCACGCTTGGAACATCCGTTGATACAACAACCAAGAACTTAAACCCTTCCACAACTCTTGGCGATATTGAATATCGTTCATCAACAGCAAATACAAATACAAGACTTGGAATTGGTTCATCTGGTGATGTTCTAACTGTTGCTGCTGGTGTGCCAAGTTGGGCTGCTCCAACACTTCCCGGATTAAAATTGATAACTACTCAATCATTTAGTGCTACAACTACAATAAATGTCAATGATGTGTTTTCAACTACTTATGATAATTACAAAATAATTATGAATTTTGAATGTGCCACAAATGCCGATGCCTCTTTTAATTTTAGATTTAGATCTGGCGGTGCAGATAACAGTAATGCCACTTACAATTATCAAAGAATTACGGCTGACCCAAGCGTCGGTGGTGCGCAGAATTTAAATCAAACAACTGGAGAACTTGGCAATGCTACAAATAGTGCAAGACAATGGGTGACAATAGAATTTTTTAATCCATTTGCAAGCGTAGCATCATTCTATTATTCAAATATGAATGGTGGAAGTGCAAGTGATCCTGAAATTTGGATTCGAAGTGGTAGTTTTAACAATACAACTTCATTTACAGGATTTTCTATTCTTGCTCAAAAAAATCTTACTGGTTCAATAAGCGTATTGGGGTATGCAAAATGACGAAAATAACTGAAATTTTTGCTTTGACAAATGAAGTCATTGAGAGAGAACCAACAGATGTAGAGTTCAAGCAAATGGAAAAAGATGCTCAAGAAAGAGCAAAGCAGATAAAATTAGATCAGGCTGAAGCTGTTGCAAAAGCAAAAGCAAAAGCTGAACTGTTAGATCGTTTAGGCATTACTGAGGATGAAGCAAAACTTCTGCTTGCGTAATGAAGCCATACCTATCTAAAGCAGCTGTGCAATTACGGGAGCAGATAGATGATTCATTCCCAGATCGCATCCGTAAGAGTGATGGTTGGATAGCCTCGGCACAGCATCAAATGCGATCAAAGGTTTCGGATCATAATCCGCTACCTTCGGGTGAGGTTTGTGCAATTGACATTACAGCAGATCTTGGTGCAGCCGAAGGAATATCTGCCTATCTAGCAGACCAAATACGCATTGCTGGCAAAACAGATAAGCGGATCAAATATGTTATTCACAATCATCATATTGCCAGCAAACTATTCAATTGGCGTTGGCGTAGATACAAAGGCATCAATCCTCACACCAAACATATTCATATTTCATTCCATCCAAAACAATCAGGAGAGTTCTTTAACATCCCACTACTAGGAGGCAACGCATGAAACTATCAAACAAACATAAGGCAGCAATCAAGTCATATTTAAGAGCTGTGGCTGCTTCCGGTATAACTGTCCTGTTAGCAATTGTTGCTGACATCCGACCAGAGTTTGCAATCCTTGCTGGAGCATTGGTTGCACCTCTTGCCAAAGCATTAGATCCAAAGTCAGGGAGCGAAGTTGATTATGGAATCAATGCGAAATGACAGCCAACGAATGGGTTGGTATAGCCGTTGGCGTATGCGCCATATCAACAAGTTTATTACTGGGTCTGCGTTGGGTTATTAAATCCTACTTACAAGAGTTAAAACCCAATTCTGGAAGTTCGATCAAGGATCAAATTACAAGACTTGAACAGCGTGTCGATGATCTGTTTGTCTTAATCAGTAAGCGATAATTTTAATTATGGCGAACACACGAAAACCTATCAAACGCAAAAAGATCAATCGTCGAGTCGTTCGCCAATCTCCTGAACCATTATCAAAAATCGATCAGCATTACACAGCTCTGCACGAATGCTACAAAGCAGCTAGAAAAGCAGGATTCACACCTGAGCACGCTTTTTGGTTGATGACTGAACATAAGACATTCCCTGATTGGATTGTGGGCGATGGTGGGATTATCCCATCCATAGATCCAACTGACGATGAGGATGACGATTAAGCGATACTTGGTTATTTCGGATTTACAAATCCCATACCACCATGAAGTAGCAGTCAAGAATGTAATTAAGTTAGCCAAGCGAGAGAGGTTTGATAGTGTCCTTTGCGTTGGCGATGAAATCGATTTTCAAACAATTAGCCGATGGGCTGAGAAAACACCTTTGGCTTATCAACAAACTTTGGATGATGACCGCACAGCTACTCAAGAAATCCTTTGGGCTCTCACAGAGCACAGCCGAGAAGCTCATATTATCCGCTCTAATCATACTGATCGCTTATATAACACTCTGCTAAAAGTTCCGGGAATGATCTCACTTCCCGAATTGCAATATTCCAAGTTCATGGATTTTGATTCTATGGGCATTACCTTTCATAAAACATTCTATGAATTTGAAAAAGGCTGGATCTTGGCGCATGGAGATGAAGGCAACATGAATCCCAACGCTGGACAGACTGCCCTAAATCTTGCCAAAAAGGCAGGAAAGAGCGTGGTTTGTGGTCACACCCATAGGCTAGGTATGTCTGCCTACTCAGAGGGGCTCTACGGGGCTTACAGACCCCTTTACGGGGTTGAAACAGGCAACCTTATGAACAGGGCAAAAGCCTCCTATACTAAAGGCTTGGCTAACTGGCAAATGGGCATAGTTTTGATGGAATGGGATGGCAAGAATATGAGCGTGCAGATGATTCCGATTAACAAAGATGGCAGTTTCACAGCTCTTGGAAAGTCTTATGGGGCGTGAAACCGATTATCACGACCGCACGATTGATGACCATATCGATGAACTTGAGGATATTGGCGTTATCTAATCGTTATACAACACTCCGAAAGAAAAT